TGCCCGGACAAAGCTGCCGTATGGAACATGATTCGGTATGAAGTTATTCTGAATACAACAGGACAATTCACCGGGTTATTAGACAAGAAAGGGATGGAGATCTATGAAGGGGATATTCTTCACACTGTTACATTTGGTTTTGAACCAGAAGAATATACTGCAATTATCCTATATGATAATTGCCGCTTTCAACTATCTAATGGTCGAAATTTATTCTATTTCGGGCAATCTGACCTTACAAGAATGGATGATACTATCGTGATTGGTAATATCTATGATAATCCCGAATTAATTATCCCATAACAAGAACTGATATGAATAAATTATATTTCATTGAGGATTAACTATTAACAAAAATAATATAGAATTAAATGAAGCGTCCACAGAGCAATGGGTTATTTGAAGTTACAGGAGGTCAAGAGAAAGAACGAGGTTTCTGCTGTATGAAGCTGATAACTTTCCTCTCCGCTAATAATGTAACAGATTGGGATGAATGGCATGGAGCGCATCTTTCTGCTATGTCAGGAAGATGCCCGTATGCTTCGCAATGTCCGATTCATAAGAGAACGATAACAGCAGTAGGTAGAAGACCAATACAATTTAGCTTATTTTGAATTAATGACTAAAGAAAAGTGTATTTTATGTGGAAAGGAAACGGTGTCGGTTATTAAAACCGATACCGGCTTTATGTGTTATAATTGTTATGCAGATCAGCGTAATCCTCCACGTTCAAAAGAAGTACATAATAACGAGGAAGCTCGCATACAAACAGAGTTCTTTAAACTTATTCCTCTATATTTTCCTAATATACCTGACAAACTTATATTTGCCGTTCCGAACGGTGGAAGCCGTCATATACGTGAAGCTGCTAACCTGAAACGTCAAGGAGTAAAGCCTGGTGTTTCTGATGTGATCGTACTTATTCCCAAAAAGGGTTTTGCTTCTCTCTGTATAGAGTTTAAAACGAAGGTGGGGAAACAATCAGAATATCAAAAAGAGTTTCAAAAACAGGCTGAAAGTTGCCGTAATAAGTACGTGGTAGTCCGAAGCGCATCACAGGCAATCGAAGAACTAAGGAAATATCTTTTTTAGTAGAAGTGTAGTGGGGGATACCAAATCTCTATGAAGTCGTACTGAAAGTTTTCTGCAAAAATAGATCGTATATTGAATGACAGAGAATAGTTGTCTTTTTGCTATCTTTGTTCTAAAATTATTTATATGACATTTGAAGAAGCAATTGCTCTCATTAAGCGAATAAAAGACCAGGTTGTCGGTGCTCCAGTTAAAGGTAGGCTCATTGAATCTTTGTTCATTGGGCCTACCAACTGGGATGAAATGCATATCTTTATGAATATCTGCCTGCAAAAAGGAGAGGATGAAGCTATCAACGAGTTTATCGGGAAGAGTTTCTCTGTATATGGTAAATCTGTTACCTATATTAACCTGGATCTTCCTAAGTGGGATGTAACAGTACTAGATGATTGGGAAAAAACTATTTATAATTAAAAACGAGTATCTGTGGTGAGCAAACTCTGCGTTTCCTTGTTTATAAAAAATATCTAGGGTATGAAAAAAGAACTAGAAAATGAGATTAAGCGGTTGCTAATGAAGTAACCGCCTAATTATTTAAATCGTTATCTCCTATTTGCACTATTGGCAGAAGAAATAGCTGAAATCATATTCTTGTTAAATATATCTTGGCATTCAAATATCCGGTTTCTTGTTGATGGTGAAAATACAATATTGTCGGAATCGTATTGATTGTTAATCTCTTCAGTGCCAGTTACTAGAGTTTGTGTCCTTGTAAGAAAGGCATTTACATTAACATCAGTTCTTAGTTGTTTGTTTATACTACGTTCAATATCAGATAATTTCATACTCAATTGTTTAAAAGTCTCTTTTATCATTATGGAATTACTTTTCCCTAAGGCTATCACCTTACATAAATCATTATATTCATCTTTAATAGTTTTTAATTCATTTATATAAAAATCTTTTAATGCTCTATCATCATTCATTTTTTTAGGTACAACAGCAGCTAATATCCAGGCTATTACACAACCTGTTATTATATCAACAATGATTGATACCCAATCAGCCCAATTAACCGATGACATTATACAACAGACGATGAAATCCATATTTTTTGCTCAAGTTGTCCATTTACTAATCTAAACCAGGCTTTATGGTCATTTTGCGATGTTTTTTTGGGAGTATCATTCTTTATCCTTCGTTCTTCCCATTCAGGAATAATACTCTTAAAAATTAGTTCTTTCCAAACAGGCTCCTCCTTAGATATAATTTCCAAATATTCATTTACTTTTTGAC